CATATTGCATATGATTTGGTAGTGTATGCTGAATAATTACATCAATATTATTAGGTTCTTTTTTTTCTATGTTTTCTATATCTTCTGGTATTTTTTCTAAGTTTCTTTTATCAAAAATCAATGGTCTACAAAAAGTATTTATACCAATAGTATTTAGGCTTCTAATATATTCAATAGCAGCTTTTGCATAACCAGTAGCGGATCTATAATCACTAATATACAGAACATTCATTTAGAAACTCTCATTTCTTCCCAATGATTAATAGATTCTCTTAATTTATTTAAAAAAGCAATTATTGATTCTCTATCTGTTTTCATTCTGTTCTTTTCAAATTTGTTAAATAATTTTCTTTTAAAATCAAATTTTACTTTTTCAATTTTTTTTGATTTTACTGATAAAATGTTTTCAAATGCTGCGTCAATAAATTCGTTATCTTCTAATTTAGAGTAATTAAAATTTTTTGCCACTATATTTATCTTTGGCGAATTCCAATTTTTTGCTGGTTTTAACTTTGATATAGTGTTTATCCAAACATTAGCGGATTTATTATAACTGTAATTATCTCTTGCTGTAGATGCTATCTCAAATCGCTTTCTACTTCTTAAGAACTCTGGCAAAAGAATTAGATCTTTTAGTTTATTTGCTAAATCTATTTTATCTGGATTAGCTATTCCACGATGTGTTTCACTTTCAACGCTTAAAGAATAGTTTATTGGTGTTGCTAATATAGTTTCTGGCATATCTTGCATTGCAGAGTAGTTAACGCAAAAAACTGGCACACCACAATATGCAGCTTCTACCTGTGGCATTCCAAAACCTTCGCATATAGAATATTGAACCAAGCAATCAAATCCATTGTATATTTTTACCATAGATTCTTTAGAGATTCCATTTTTTGTTCCTGCTGTAAAACATGACTGATTTTTACAATTTAAACAATAAATACAATTACCCTTCCATACAGATGGGAAAAAATAATTACATTCCTCACAAAGATATGTAAAAAATATTCTGTTTGAAACTCCTGACTCTATCAACATTCTTGGTATGTTCCAACCAAGGTCTGGATAAGATGTATGTAGATATAAATATGTTTTAGATGCGATCTCTATAGGTAATAGAGATAACAGTCTATTAAATGCAAAAACCAGATCTGGAAAAAGTTTTCTTTTTTGGTTCCTCATTACAGAACCAATTACAAAAGAATCTTCTGGTAAACCTAATTCAAGCTTTAATTCTTTTGGATTATCAAAAGGAACAAAACAGTCATCTGCTGAAGGAGATGCTATATCAATAACATTGATTTCTGGATAATTAGATAATAGTTTTTTTGCCCATATAGAATATGTAAGTATAGCATCGGCACAAGAATATAAAGATATCCACTCTTTTGTTTGTCCAATGCCATCAACTGGTGGCATATATATCCAATTATAGTATTCTCGTAATGGAGAATCAGATATAAAAGAATCCATCCACGGATCTCTAAAAGAAATAACCGTGTTTGGTTTAAAGTCTAAAAGAACATTTTCAAAAACATATTTACCAAAAACATTTTCTTGATCGGATAAAAATACAGATAATTGTTCATCTGACATATTAGCAGGAACAGCTGGATATATTTTCCAAGGTACAGTTTCATCTACCTTGTCTGTATAGCTAGATATTTCTGCTATTTCAAATTGATTTGTACTATACAAACGAGTAAGAATCTCCTTGCCATAAACAGAATATCCCGTGTTTAAAGATGTGCTATCATTGACAAGGAGAATCTTATATTTTGACATTTTAGATTGGGTATCCTACTGGATCTTGAAAGAAAGAGTCTTCTTCTTTTTCGTGCTTATTAGTTGGTGCTGGCCAATGAAACCTAGTTACTACAAATTTAATTCTATTTCTTTTCATGCCAGTAGTTTCATCTTTCCATGAATCACTCTTGGCAAATGTTTGAACTAGAATTCTAGAACCTTTAGAAAAGTTCTTATTAATTAATTCAGCTGTTTTATCCCAAGCTTCACAATCAATATAGGCAGTTCCCTTTTTATCGCCTTTTTCTCTTTTGTATGGAGGATTAACCGCCAATGTAAAGTTTACAACTACTTCACCGCTACTTGTTTGCACAAGCTTTGGATCACGAACAAAATTGCCAAGAAAAATACACTCGTTCATCAAAAACTCCTTAAAGTTGGTTAATGTCCTTTAAAACCATAGCATCTGTTTTGCGATCACGATCAACACGAATCAAAACAGTATTTCCTACAAATACTTTATCTAGATGCATTTCGTAAGCATCTGGAAATATTATAGCATTGTCTATTTTACAAGAAGAATCGGATACAGTTAATCTAGCCATTCTTCTACCAGGATCTTTTCCATTTTTTGTAACTATTTCTTTAACATCTAATATTTCAACTGACAATACCATAAATCCAGTTTTACCAAAATAAAATTCTTTGCATGTTGTATTAGCAGATTGATTTTCTATTCCATCCGTTAATGAACATGATAGTGCTATGCCAAGATTTTCTCTTTCTGACCAAACTTTCCAAGATATTGGATCATTATATTCAGTTGGAGGATTTTCTAACATATTATATAAATCAGATGTTAATGAAATACGATTTTTATTACTGCATCCACCACCTTCTTTTTTAGGTTTTGATAAAGCTAAAATGCATTCTTTAAGATTTTTTGTTTCTTTGCAATTTTCTTTAATCCATTCTTTTTCTTTTTCTGTTAATTGATTCCAAGTTTCTAATTCAGATATAAGTTTTTGTCTATACTCGCCACACCAATCAAAACCGCCGACAGCAATAACTTTTGCTACTGATGTAGAAGAAATAGAGTCTGAACAATAAATTAAAAATTTAATCCAACTATCTATTTTTTCAGATTGAGAATTGAAGCAAGAAATAAGTTTACTTATTTGTGAAGTACCTATTCCTTTTATATCGGACAAGCCAAACCAAATAGATTCCCCATCAGTATAAAAGTTTGACTTTAACATTCTGATATCTGGAGGATATACATTTATATTATAAAGCTTTGCATTGTCTATTAGATCGGCAACTTCTTGAGAGCTATCAGCTTTATCTTTTGCGTAAAAAAGCCAACTCGTAAAAAATTGTACTGGGAAATGACTTTTTAAATAAGCTGTATCATATCCAGTAAAGCCATAGGCGGAACTGTGACTGTTTGATACCGCAATTCCATTCGCATAAAAGATATGTTCTTCATTATCAACTTCAATATCTAATGTTTCAATAATTCCTATTTTTTTAATTGACACGATTGATTCAGGCTGCATTGTATTTCCTTTATTATAATGCCTTCGTTATTTAAAATATCGCTTTCCCAAAATCTAATAAGTTTTAGTTTATTATCAAGACAAAACTTATTTTTTACTTTGTCTCTATAAAAATTAATCTTTTGAGTATTCGTTTTTGGCCCATTTGGATAAATCTTTGGATTAACATGAAAATAATCTCCGTCTACTTCAATAAATAAATTATAATCTTTTAACCAAAAATCAAAAATCCAACATTCTATAATCTTTTCTTCTTCAAAATTTAATTTTAATTTTTGTAAAATACTTTTCATTAATAAATGAGGCTTGGTTTTTGTATGTTTAAAAGCTCCTTTTTTAATTCTGTTTAAAGTAGCTATAGACATTAATTTTTTTGAAAACTCTGAATGTTTAATTCCTGTATGACCATGAATCAATCTTTTTTTAGCAGATATTGATTGTTTGTTTTTAGATTCTTTTGATGTTTTTTTACCAATCCTATACAAAGACATCTTTTTACCATATTCTGAATTTTTCTTATTCATCCCTAAGTTCCAAGGTTTTTTGCCAAACATTGGATTGTTTTTACCAATTCTAGAAATTTTTGCATCTTTAGACCATTTTTTTGATCCTTCGTATCTACCACATGCATATTCTTTCCAGAAAAAACCGTTTTTATTTTTATTTCTTAAAATTATTTTTGTTTTTTTATTGCATTCTCCGCATTTACAAATAGGTCTTATTATTTTAACTATTTTTTCAAAATAGTCTTCTAAAGAGATTTTATGAGAAACTATATGTTGAGCCATGGCTTTAGAAAAATAAACATTAGAGCCTCCATAAAATTTTTTAATTTCATGTAAGTTTTTATTACATAGAAAACATTTATTCCAAAAATTCTTTTCTATTTTCATAGTATCACCTATGACTTATTACACCGATTATTCTAGGTCACACATAATACTATAGTTTTTTTCTAAAATATCATAAAGCGTTCTTTTTTTACCATCAGAACATAATATTTTGTGATTTAATGTGCATTTTAACTTTTTGCCACTTGATGTTGTTATTTCATAAACTTCTTGTTTTCCATTATTTATTTTATCTTTTACTTTAATAAAAATATTTTTTTTATATTTGATAGATGGAGCTAAAACATAATCATTAATATTTAATTCTTTAAGTGTTTTAAAGCCTTCTTTTGTTTCTACTACAGAATCTGGAGACAAACATTTATTAAATGAATATCTTTGACTTGCTTGTATCCAACCAAATAACTCTTCTGCTTGTTCGTCAGAAATAATCTTTGCTTTTTTAGCACCGTCAATAAACATCTTTTTGCAGTTAGCCATTTCTTGGGTATTTTTTTTACCAATAGCTTTTCTCAAAACATCAGCTTCTTGCAAGTTAAATCCAGCAACAGCTTGTGCTATTTGCATAGCTTGTTCTTGAAAAACTAAAGCGCCATAAGTTGGTTTTAATATTTCATCAACGGATTCATGATAACTAGGAACTTTTTCTAAGCCATTAACTCTTTTGCAATAATGTTCTGTCATAGAAATTCCATCTTCGTCTAATGCACGAAGACAACCCGGCCTTAAAAGTGCGCCAAGAGCAGATAAATGCTCCATATTTTTGGGTTTTAATTTCTTTGACCATTGTTTACCAAGATGAGATTCCAATTGAAAAATGCCCTTGGTATCACCATTTGAAAAAATTTTCCAAGCTAAATCACAATATGGTAAGTTGTGTAAATTTATTTTAAGCTTTGGTATTTTTCCATTTTTAGATGGTTCTAAAATTGGCCACTTACAACCACAATCAAATTTATAAAAATCTTCCATTATTACCTCAAGATATAAAGCCCTTTGCAGTACCAGAGTTTTCATTTAAAGAGTTTTTAAAGTTAACTCTCGTAGCTACTTTTCTATGTAGTTGAATAAAACTTTTCAATAGTAAAGCTGTTTGTTTAACATCTACTAATGCATCGTGAGCATTTGCTGTAGAAAGACCGAAAAATTCTCTTAAAGTATCCATTTTATGATCACGGAGTTCATTAGAATTATCAAACCATTGAAAAATAAAATCATCTAAATCAAAAACGCTTCTTTTATTAAATAAGTTTTGTTTTCCGTTTTTATCACAATCGCCAAATTCTTTTGCTAAACGATTAATAATAATTAAGTCAAAATGCCTAATGTTTTTTCCAGCTGCTATTGGAGCAAAGAAAGTGTTTCCTGGTTTTGGATTATATTTTTTAATAAACGATGTAAAAGATTTCCAAACAATAGAAAGATCTGGAGCCTTTTCTAATTCTTCAATGCTTTTCTTGTTTATTTCAAGAGCTTCTTTTTCCAATTTTGAAAAATCCCTTGGTTTAATCAAGCTGCTATATTGACCAAGCTCAGTTAAACTTCTTGGATGCAAAGCCATCGCTGCAACTTGTATAACTTCACAAGTTTCTGGGTTTACACTACCAGTTTCAAAATCAAAAACAACTATAGTTGAATTATTCATTTTCTTCCTATTCTAGATCTAAGGTTTTTTTAATTTCAAGTTTCAATGTGCCTTCTTCATCATATTTTAAATCTACATAAAACTCATTGCTTTTTGCAGCTTCTAAAAATTCAGATTTAAGATTAACTTTTCCTCCTAATTTAAAAACCAAAGCTTTCATTAACATCAATGTTTCTTTTATAACAACATCTTTTGTTTTAATTTTTTCATGCAAAGAAACAAGTTCATCTTGTAGATCGCCTTTTCGTTTCATAAACTTTCTCCAGCAAGAAGTTTTTGAACGCCCATCATTTTATCCAAAACTGCAACCCCAAGAATATCAAATTTAACAAGCCCAATAGATTCAAGATCAGACATTTCTAATCCAGCTATATTTTCATGAGATGTTTTATCATAAATCATAGGGCATATATTTTGTAAATTCTCAGAGGCAATTACTATTCCAGCAGCATGTTTGCTTTGTGATCTTTTAGTTCCTTCCATCCTTATTGCTTGGGCAAAGTATTTTGCATATTGACCTTCTAATGTTCCGTCATCTTTTAGTTTACAATATGGATCTAAATCTTTTTGGCAATTTTCTAAGGCCCATCTAATTATAGAAGGTTCTTGTCCTTCATCTCTCATTTCTTGTAATTCTTCGGTTATTTCAGCTTCATCTGGAATATGTTTTGTTATTAGATTGCTTTCTTCAAAGCTACAAGCAGCGTGAATACGCAAAACATCTTTTAAAGCACCTCGGCCTTGCATTCTTGTAAAAACAGATATTTGAGAAACTTTATCATTACCATATTTGTTTTTAATATAGTTAATAATCTCTTCTCTTTTTGATATTGGGAAATCACAATCAATATCTGGCAAACTAATTCTTCCTGGAGCATTACGACCAGAATTATAAAATCTTTCAAACAATAATCCGTTTTCAATTGGATTTATTTCAGTAATTCCCAATAAATAACTAACCATACATCCAGCGCCAGATCCACGACCTTTGCCAATAAGCCACCCCTGTTCTCTCGCCCAATTGCAATAATCATAAACAATTAGGAAATAGTCTTCTAAGCCAGCAGAAGTTATAACTTCTAATTCTTTAGTGACTCTATCTCCATATTGATTAAATTTTGGGTCTTCTTTTTTAAAAGAAAATCTTTTTTTCCAACCTTCTCTACAGAGTCTTTTTATTTCTGATGACGATGAACTATCTCCAGTTATTTTTGGCAACATAGGAGATTTCAAAATACTATAATCTTTGCACCTGTTAAATATTTCAAATGTATTTTCTATCTCTTCATTAGAGTTTAATTTAGAAATTTCTTCAAAAGACGGTATATGATAATTATTTGATTTAAAAAAACCAGAAAAACCAAAGTCTTCATCGTTTTGAATATGATTTCTAATATCATTTAATGTCTTTTTCATCGAACAAGCTAACAAAACTCTTTGGTCAACAGCATCTTCTTTTCTTGCATAATGAGCATCTGGTGTAGCAACGGTTTTGAAACCGTGCTTTTTTGCTATATGTCTTAAAGCTTTAGCTATTATTTTAGTCGCTGGTATGTTTTCAGAATCTATTAACTGTATTTCTAAGTAAAAGTTTTCTTTTCCAAATAAGTCTGCGTATTTATATGCTAGATCAGTAGCTTTCTTTTCCCAATTAGGATCAATTAATGACTTGGCGTGTTCAAATGTTTCTGCTCTATATGCTTCTGTTAAGTTTGTAAATAAACAATTTCCCAAGTCAGAACCTGGGTGACCAGAAAAAACAATAAAGGAACCATTTGAAATAGACGCAAGAGTTTTAAGGTCAAGTCTTGGTTTTCTATAAAAGTTTTCTGGAGAACTAGAAATAGAACTAGCTTTTACTAAGTTCTTCCATCCAATATCTTGTTTTGCAAGAACACATAAATGACTTAGTTTTTTATTATCTTCATTCTTTATTGTAGGTTCATTTTCACATATATAAAATTCACAACCAAGTATTGGATCAATAGATTTGGATTTTAACTTTTTATAAAATGAAATAGAACCAGATAAAGATCCATGATCTGTTAATGCACAACCTTTTAATCCAAGTTCTGATATCCTATCTGCTATTCTTTCAGCAGAAGGAAGTCCATCAAGCAATGAATATTGCGAGTGAACATGCAACGGAATCCAATTTGACATTTAATTCTTTCTAAAAAAACTTCCATAAATAAAAATTACTTAGACTTTAATTCGCTCATTAATTCATTGATTACAAATACTGACCAATTTTCCCATTGATCAATATCATTTTTCAAATATCCAGTAAATTCCCAACCACCATCAGATAGTTTATTTTCTAACAGACCCATACAATCAGTCGTCTTCATCTTAAGGTTATGAACAATTCCAAAATGAACTTTTCCAACATCATCACTATCATCATTAATGATGCCTATAATTTTATTCGATTTTACCAAACCTTTATTTAGGGCAATTTCTTCGTCTATCTCTCTCCACATAGCACTATTATACAAGTCATCAACATTGTCTAAATCTGATTGCTCAATATGACCGCCAATGCCTATAGACTTCATGTTATGTAATCTAGATTCATTGCCCTTTTTATTTCTTCGATAAGAAAATGTTTTATTTGCAGATGTAATAACGCAGTAAGGAATTACTTGTTTGTACTCAGGACTTTTTTCAGCAATATTTCTCGGAATCCATAATAAATTTTCTGGAATAAGTATTTCTTGTAAATAAAGTTGACAATCTTCACCTGTTAAAATTCCTTGAAATTTACCCAAAGAATCAAGCAGAGATGTTTTAAAAACCAAAATATTTTTTGAATTTTCTTCTTTTTGTTCTGGAATATCTGATTTTTCTTTAAAAGAAAATAAGTTTAAAAGTTCGTTTAAGCTGCTAATTTTTTCTTCGCTCATGTTGATTCCCTGTTAGTTTTACCGCCACCACTACCATACTGTTTAACCGCTGTGAAGTCAGCATATTTAGTATAAACTTTTTCTAATCCCAACTCAACTATTTCCTCATGAATTTTTCTACAAGTTGATACTCCATCTTGAAAATCGTCTTTATAAAACTTGCATAATTTACTGCATTTCCATTTATCTCTACCTAAATCCATAATTCTCATTGGAGTTTTGCATTTTTTTATTGATTCAAACTTCTTTCTTATCATTTCTTCTGTTTCTATAAGATCTTCCTTGTGAAAACATATAGAAAATGGTCCGCCAGCTTTAACAAAAAATATTGTAACTATTATATTTTCTTCATTTGGATAGACTTTGCTTAAAGCATAATGATAAAGTCTAAGCTGAAAATCATCAAATAGATCGTCATAACCCTTTTCTTTTCCAGTAGACCAATTTTTTCTTTCTCCTGTTTTCCAATCTATGTATTCAATTGTTTTTGAATCTATTCTGGTTATAAGATCCATAGTTCCTTTTAATCTTAAATTACCAGAAACGGTTTCTCCGTTCATAAGTCTAAAATCGTATTTAGCCCAAGGTTTATCTAGCTCTATATCAAAATATTTTTCTGGCTCAACTATTACTCTATTCAATGGGGAAAACATTCCGTCTTTAAATAATAAAGTATCCCATAACCATTTGTCGCATTCCTCAAAATCTTTATCTGTCCACTCAAAAGCATTTTCTTTTTTGCTATAAAATTCAAAAGCTGACTTAATAGCTTGCTCTGGACAAATAAGCAAGGTATCAAACTCTTTATCTAATTCATCATCACGAAAATTTTTGGTCTTTGTTTGCAAACAAAGCTGTTTATTAGCTAGTAACTCTAGTGCTTTATGAACTATATTTCCTTTTACAGCTTTTTTATTAGAATCATCTTTAAAACCTAAACAATATGTTAAAAAATATTTATGCTGACACCATTCAAACGAGCCAGCTGAAGAAGACCTTAAATAGGTTATTATCATTTAAACCAACCTTTTTTGGTTAAAAATTTATTTAACAAAGATAATTCTTTATCTACAGATAATTTTGAATTGTCTATTATTAAATCAAAGTTTTTAAAATCGTCCAATTCTTTTTCTGAAGAGTGTGTATCACTTGAAATACCCCTGTTTAATCTTACTACATATCCACCGTTTTCTTGAATTGATTTAACTTCGTTTACAAATCTTACATCTGGAATAATAAAAAAATCTCTTTTTAAAGAATTAATTTTTGTAAATGTTGCTTGTATATGTATGTTATCGCTTATTTTTCTACAAATTTCAGTTCCAAAAAATTGTAAAAATTCTCTACCAGTCATATATGAATCATTTTTTGTAAACAAACCTATATCTTTTGGATCAATGCCAGAAGATTTTATTTTTTCATAAATACTTTCAGATACAAAATTAGGCATATCAGACCATTTATAATAAGTTAATTCATTTTTTTGTTCTTCGGTTCCATAAATAGATTTCTTTTTTATACTGAATAAATTTTGACATGTATCTTTTAAAGCTAGTGCAAAAGGTATAATTTCTACTTTTTTATTTAAAAAAAATCTACAATGATTAAAAAATGCATTAGCTAGCGTGTCTTTTCCAGCACTTTTTTTACCACTTATTCCTAATATTTTACACATTGCATATGTCCTTCAAATTTGAATTGGATGATCCAGGATCTTTACCTTCATATTTTGGTACTGCTATGTTAAAAAACCTACATAAAGATGACTTGATTTTTTCTCTTGCTTCAATGCCAGCTTCATCATTGTCTAATAATAAGATTATCTTATGTATATCGCAAGTCTCTAATATAATTTGTTGAGAATCAGTTAAAGATGTTCCAAATATAGCAACGGCATTTTCAATACCTTTTTCATATAAAGACCAAACATCAGCTGGACCTTCACATAAAATTATTTTTTTACTGTATTTAGCAGCTTCTATAGCATTGTGTAAGTTATATAAGTATCTTTCTTTTGCAAAACCTTTGTTATTTACCCATTTTGAATATATATAATTTTTGTTTTTAGATTCACATGATCCTTCGTGATATTGATTGCACTTTAAACATTTTTCATAATTTGATCTTCCAGTAAAACCGACAACATGAATTCCGTCTTGTGCTATGACTGGAACTATAGACCTATCTCTAAAAATGCCGTCATTTTTCTTTGAAGTGCCAACACAAAAATGTTCCAAGGTTTCTCTTTTATAACCTCTATTTAAAAAATATTGTGATGGTATATCCATACTTGAAATAACATTATGTAAATTCCAACCTTTAAAGAATTTTTTAGTTTTTGTAAATATTTTAATATCATTACAAAACTTTCTTTTTTCTATATTATTTAACTCTGGAATATTAGATTCATCAATTTTCAGTATTGATTGACAAAAGTCATATGTTTTTAAAAAACCGTATTTTATATCTTTAAGTTGCCCTGTCCAATTATTGTATTTGTTAGAAAGAACACCTCTAATAAAACCAAATGGTGTTGGCCTAAATATTTCTTCACAATGATGTGTATAACAACACCAGTTACCTTTTAAAGTATTCCCATCTAGATACATACAAAAAGCAGTAGGATTATCTCCACCATGTATTGGACATGGAGCAGAAATATAATTCTGTACATTTTTATATTTAATGTCAAACATATCTAAGAATATTTGAATATTCTCAAATATTTTTTCAGACATAAAACTAATCTTCGTCTGATCCAAAGAAGTCAATTGGCTCATTTCTTGACACCTCTTCTGAAATAGTAAAACCGCTATTAGTATTTCTTAGTGAGTGAAAATTATTTCTTGTAGGCCCTTCAGAAATCCTACCTATCTCATATTCGCCACAAATGTTGATATAATCACCTTGTGATAAGCCATTTCCATGCCTACTAATAATTGGTATTAACTTTAAATTATATCTTTTGCCATTAGCTGCTGGAACTTCTTCTGCTAATTCCTCCTCTGATTTTCTTTTATATATAGAAAAATTACTGCATAACCAAAGAATTCTATCAGAACCAGACGCTACATCTGTATCTTCACGATTTATACCATCACGATTTAATTGAGTGAATGCAAGACATGGCACTCCGTATTTTACACAAAAATTATGCAAAGAAGTCATCAGAAAGCCTAATGCTTGATATTCAGCCATGTTTTTACTTATAGAATCATCACTCATTAGCTTAATGTAATCAAATACTATTAAACATGGATTGGCTTGACCGCTTTCATTAAGACCTACTTTTTGCATTATCCATCTTCGCATAATGCCTGATGTTTCTTCAAAAGGTTGTCCGGCTATTGATTTATAATAATAAGGTATTGATTTAAGCTTTTCTTTAGCGTTGTTTATTTTATTTTTACCATCTGGCAATGATATATATTTACCAGTTTCTATGTCGTTAATTTTAACTCCAGATATTGACGCTAACATTCTATGCCAATGATCTTTGTTAGACATTTCAGTATCTAATACTAAAACTGGTATGTTTAGTTTTTCAGAAATGTTTAGTGCTACGGCATCTCCAAAGAATGACTTTCCGGTTTTCATTCTTGCGCCAATGATGTTTACTGTGCCAGGTCTAAAACCACCGCCAATACATTGATCATAAATAGGAAAACCACTCGGAATACCTATCTGAGTAATAGGATTATTTTCCAAGTGTTGTATATATTCATCTATGCCATCGCCAATGAATTTTGGAGCAGAATCTTCACTATTTGATAAATTAAGTGTAAAATCAAATATTCGTTGTTCTGCTATCCCAAGTATATTTGATAGCGTTTCATCTCCAGTAACTGAGTTTAATTCACCGCTTGCTAGATCTATTTCTTTTTTTAATGAATTTGCAATCTTTAATTTTACAAGTTTTGCAGAAAGCTTTCGTGTATTTTTTAACTCAACAGGGAGAATGGTTAAGCTATTAAGATATTTTTTTTCATCTTTAGATTCAAAAAATTCTTTATAACCAAGCGAGTTTGCTATGGATAAAAATGTTGGAATATCTATTTTTTCATTTTCATCTTGATAATAATGTCTTAAACATTTGTAAACTATTTTATTTGAGTCTATAAAAAAACAATCTTCATTTAAAATATCTGAAGATTCAATGTATGCATCTTTACCATGTTGAAAGTAAGAAGATAAAACTGCTCTTTCAGCTGCTGGGTCATGCATCATCTTGATAAATTCCTTTTAATACATTTTGGGCAAGTATATAGATAAGATCCTTCTGATAACCTAGCCAATGAATAAAACTCTTCTTTTTCAACCCTTTCTTTAGAACCGCACTTTGAACAACTAACGTCAATTAAGGATTCGGTATATTCTGGTCTGTAATTTTTTTTAACCTTTTTTATATTTTTTTCAACAAGCTCTGGATGTATTGATAAATCATCAACAAAATTATTTACAAAATCAGAGTCTATAGTTTTATTCGCCAGTTCTTTCTTTTTATTTACTCTTTTTTTAGTCGATTTTTTAGATTCTGGTTTAATACCAGTTAAATTAAATAAAGCTTCTTCTACATAAGAAAAACTTTGTTCTTCTAAAGCCTTGTTAAGCAATTCTACTATTGTCATTTCTAACTCTCCTAGCTATTTGTAAACTGTTAAACATATCTGCTACTTTATCTACTTTCATGGGCAAATACTCAACACGATCAATAATATATTGAAGTTTAACAATGCTAAATTTTAACTTTTTAGCATAATCATCTTGTTCAGCAGCTATAGCAATTCTTTCTTCTGCCGAAAGATATTTTATGTCTGATACATATTTGCTAATAGTTTTATAAAAACATTCTCTATAATAATTAAGTAATGCTTTTTTAGAACTTATTTCTTTAGTCAGTCTAAATGAAAAATTATGAAGCAACAATGCTGCTTCGCCACATTGGTCAGAAGTCATTACTTTTAATTGATCATGCGATAAATTTAATAATCGCATACATTCATTTGGATTTTCTGGAGTAAAAGTTAAGCCTAGATTATTTTCAAATGGGCTATGCAAAGACTCAAAAAAATCTTTATTACAATTTACATTCCAAAATTCTGTTTCTCCACTCATCTTCACTCTCACTACATGGTAAATCTATATATAATATTCCATTTTTTTCACAAAAAAGCCTTTTGTTTCTATCTCTAGCTTGCGCTTTAGCAAAATTTAATTTATTGCCATGAAAAAACGGTATGTATTTATAATGCTGTTCTCCATGAACCTCAACAATTATTTTCCTCAAAGGCAAGAAAAAGTCAGCATATAAACTATCACAACCCGGCAAATAAACTTCTTCCAAAATTCTATCTATTGGAAATAACTTTTTTAACAATGCCCTAGCTTTTAAATGATAAGAAGATTTTTGTTCCGAATCTGAGGATTTTCCCCAAATAGACCAAGAATATTCTTTGTTGTCTAATCCTGTTACTTTCATGGTCTTAGTATATCATCTATTTCTTTTTGCAAAAGAGCTATCCATTCTGGCTTTTCTTTTAATAGTTTATAAAGCTTTTCAGAACCTTGCACTTTTGGTATTTCTGATTCTTCTATGTGCCGTTTTAAATAGTCAAGATTCATCCAAGCACCAGATTTTATAATTAAACCTAACTCCATGCCTAGGTTTATGATTTCAAATGTTTTATCAATGCCGACACCGTACCTAATATAACTATCAACTTCCATGCCTGGAGATCCAAGAGCGCAAGATTCTATAAGCCAATGAACTTGTTGACCGACTTGAACTTCTTTTCCATCTTGATTAGCAGTCCATGCTTTATCATATTTCACTCTTAGTTGAACATCGGCCTGATATTGTAAAGCCCTTGATCCCTTTTCAATAAAGCCACCATACATGCCTTGGTTTTGAGCCAAGTGCATAATAGACCAAACTATAACTTTTTGAATGGGAACTAGATTGGACGCTTGCCTACAAAAACCAGCAAACATCTTGTTGCCAGAACCACGATTTTCATAACCTATACCTTCATCCATTTCTCTTTCATCACAAAGAGAGCTTACCGAATCAATAATGATTAAAGACCTTGGATGCGTCTGAATAGCTTTCATTGCTAAATTTAAATAATCTTTAGCAGTTAATATTTTTTCTGGAACAGATCTATAAATTGTTAGTTTTTTAGGATCTAAACCTTCTATACCATGAATATTCATGGACTTTAAACGACCTTCAATATTTAAGTAATAAACATGACGGCCTTGTTTTTGACACTCAGCAGCAAATGATAAAGATGTTAATGTTTTTCCTGTTTTGGGATGACCACTACATGTTACCCAAGAACCTTCTGGTATCCCTCCATGTAAACCTAAATCTAAAGCAGGGCTAATAGGTATAATTTCTGGTGGATTATCTAATAAATTGTCTGCCGTAATAGCAACTCCTTCTGCATATTGCTTATTAACTTCAGACATAACTCTTTCTAAATAGTCACTACTTTTAGATTCTGACTTGTCAGATTTCTTGGCCATCTAATTCCTCTAGCTTTCTTTTTAAACTTTTGTTCTGCACAAAATTAGGTCTTTGATCCAAGTTTTCTACTTGTGTGGTTTTTATTTCCTGTTGAGCGCTTTTCTTTTCTATGATAGCTATTTCTTTTTGAAGAAATGGAGATTTCAAAGAAATAACTTTAACTCCATTTGGAGTTCTCAAAGATTGAAAAATTATGGACTGAGAATACTTTTTAAGCAAACTATTTGCAAGCTTTATTTGATAAAGATAATAATCTTTCCAAGGCTTGTGATTCCAAAACTTCGGAGGAAGTTCTGTTTTATTAAACTTAGCATTTCTAGCACACATTGTTTCTGCTAAATATTGAGCAGCAGAAATCCAACCACCACCAAATCTTGACTCAAATGTTCTCGTTTCAGATTTTTTGCTATATTTGTCTTCCATGATTTAATATTAAAAAGTCATTAATAATGACTGGCCTTTCATCTTGCTTGAGAAGAGTTAAATTTGGAACTAGCCATTCTTCAGTTTTTATTATGTCTCCATCTTTATATCCTATTACATAACAACTTCCGCTATGAGAACCAAAAATGGAAAATGCCAGATTGGAAAAAAAATACCCCTCTGCATTTTTTGGCAAAGTATCTGCAATATTAGATCTATATCTAATTTTTAATGATACAATGTTCAATCTATTTTGTAATAGATATAACTTTAATCTAAGCCAAGAAGGGATATTATCTCTTTCTGGATGACCATCATCTTGATAAGCAGTAGTTCCATCGTTTAATTCTGCTATCCATTGAGCAGAAAATACATTTTGGTGTTGTATATAATCATCTTCTATAAGCGTTATCATTATTCTGTCCTATGTATGCAATCTTTATATTTTGGAGAATCATAAATATTTTTTTGTTCATATTTTATAGTGTCATCTATCATAGACTGGGCTTGTGTCATAGATACAGATCCGGGTCTTTGATCAAATTTTAATCCTGCTTTTTTATTCGCCATTTCGTAATAATTATTTATCAAATCTTTTGAAAGATTTAAAGCTTTACATAATTGATCAATGCTTAATAATTGACAGCATTTATCTATAATTATTTTATGTTCATCTGTTAAAACCAATTTTTTCTTAGACATTTATGCTTATCCTTTCTGCGTTTTTTAACAAACTTGGATTTTTTGTTTCTATAAATTGAAGGTACAAATCATAGCATTCCTTATTCACCGACTTAAAATCAAACCTTTTTCTTCCTTTAAAAGCATCAAATCTCTTAAGGTCTGATGGTTGATGAACCATAGGATTATAGAAAAGTCCATTGTCAGGACCATCTGTGCAAACACGAACAAAATATCTTTGTAAATTACTTGGCTCAGTAATAGATGTTTTTGCTATGCAAGACCAATCTTGTGGACTGATTTCTTTGTTATTAAAATCAAGACCTTTTACTGTGGTTTTATGATCTATGTATTCATCATTCATTACAATCTCCTTTTTTAGTATAAAATACTATTGTATCATTTTCATTTTTAATATTTGCTAACTGAGTGATAAGTTTAGAATCATCTGGATCTGTCTCTGATATTTTCATAATACCACAAGGTCTAAACATTCCGCTTACTTCAGTTATAAAAGACTTATCGTTACAATAACAACATTTTGCCATCACTTTCCATTTAAGACTTTCATCTTTTTTTACGATAAATAAATCAACGAGTTTTTTGTTGCAAGAAGAACAAGAAAGATATATATGACCATTATCTGTTAAAATAGGGTCTTTGCTTATATTTACTGTTTTTCTTTCG